TTTTTAATTTCAAATCCATACCCTTTTCTATTTGTATTAATTGCAGCTATTATTGAACTGCCACTTCCAGCAGTTGGATCTATAACTATTTCTCCCTCATCAGTAAAAAGGTTTATTAATTTTTCTAATAAATTTACTGGTTTTTGTGTTGGATGAATTTTTCTAATTAATTTATTAGTTGACTCATCTTTTTTCCAGTCAAAACAATTAAAAATCATTTTGCCATTATTGTTAAATTTCGGTAATTTATCTCTATAAAGAATTAACCCATATTCACAATTACCTACAACTTTCATATTAGCTTTTAATACTTGTGCTGAAAAATTTTTTCTAAAAACCAAGTTTATATAATTATTTAATCCATATCTTTTAGCTAAATCAATAAAATACATTTGCTGGTCAAAAGCGCAAAACAAAACCATACAAGGTGCTTTACCTTTTTCCTTTGGTTCTTTTTTAAGCATTTGACTACAAAAATGCATAAATTCAGCAGGTTTAAAATTTTTATCAGTATCAAAAAACTCCTTACCAGCCAATTCGCTTTCACCGTTTTTATTATCTCCATCTTTATACCAAGCTGGATTACTAGCATAAGCGTTGTTTCCTAAATTATAAGGTACATCAGCAATTATTAATTGAGCTTTATGTAAACTATATTTTTTAAAGTTCTGATAATGGTCATTAAATAATTTGCCTTCAAATTTTTGTTTAATGATTGTTTTTGTTTCCATTGTTAATTAATTTACTTTTCTAATCTAAAACCCAATCGAATCTGATCGATACATTCCTTAATGGTATTTGCCCGGATTTTATTACCATCTTTTTTGGATTCCAATTCCTTATTTATTAGGTTCTCCACCACAACCATTGCCAAGGCTTGAGCGTATTCGTGCGCGAATTGAATTGTTTGTTTTTCTGTTTGCATTTGTTTTTTATTTAATGATTTAAAATAAATTTATTTGTTTTGTATTATATTGTCTTTGTACTTCCATTGCTACTTCAAGTATAGTTCTTCCTGCTTCATAATCTACTAAGTTGCGAGCTATTTTTAGCATCCTTTGTTTGCCTTTATACTTTCTAAAGTCATAGTTGTGAAAATCAATTAAATCGCCCATAAGGCTTTTTTGATTTAAATACCCTGAATTATCTCGTTCACTAAGTTTATTAGGTAATTTAAAATTTGCCCAATATAAATGACGATGTCTTTTCTGCGCAGGAATGAGTGGCTCATAATAAGCAATTACATTTTCAACCACATACTTGCCTTTAAAATGATTTTGTAGAAATATTATCTCTTCATATAATTTCATATCAGGGTAAACTGGTTTTTTCCCATTTTTTCCAAATCCCCAGTATCTTGCTTTGCTATGTGTAGGGCAAGGTGGAGATGACCAAATAAAATCAAAATTTTGGTAGTTATCTAAAAGATATTGGTGCGCATCAGTAATAATTACCTTGTCATATGGAAATCGCTCTTGATATAATTTTGCTAATTCTTCATCTAATTCTACAGCCGTAATTTCAAGGTTATTAGCAACTTCATCCCATTTGTATCGATTTCCTCCTAAACAACTATATAAATTTAATATTCTATACTTTTTCATTTTTCAAGTCTTAACAATTAAATCTTATACAATTTTAATTTATTGATTAATTAATTTCGATTTATGGTAATCTTCAGCAAATTGCAGCTTCTGTTCACGTTCCATTTCCTTTGCCTTTTTTAGAAACTTAATCCGGTATTCATCGATTATAGGCGCGGATACTTTTTCAGTTAATTCCAAAGACATAAGCCAATCGTATTGTTTTGCTAAATATTCTACTGCGGTCATAATGTTAAATTTTATTTACAATTCATATAAGAAATGTAAGGTTTAACCTTACCTATCCGATACAAAACATAAAAGGTTAATTACATTTCTTTTAATTCTTTCATAACTTCTGCCCAGTATTCAACGGTCAAATCATCCTTAATTAAATTTGATGAACTTCTTTTTTGGTACGGAACTCTCCTACCAACCTCGTGTGTAAGTATTAATGCGTTCTTAATCGCTATGGATGTGCATAATACTTCATATCCGCAATCGGTATCTTCGTCCATTAATATTATTCTAAATTGATTTACCAGGTCTTCTGCTTTTTCTTTTGGTGTCATACTGCTTCAGTTTTAAATTCCCTTTCGTAATATTCCGTAGCATTCAATCCGGTATTTTCGTGATGCCAAATGCCATCCTCAAACGCTTCTTCAATGATGTGTTTCTCATCTTGAATTAATTGAGTTCCAGTTTTTCGAATCGTGTCCAGAATCGCTAATGCCACTTTCGTATCCGAATCATACATTCGTGTAAGGTCCTTTTCGTGTTGCAATAAAATCTGTAATGGTGTCATAATATTATTAGTTTTTGATTAATTAAATCCGTTCCAAAATCTCATCCAGCTCACCTTCAAACGCAAGGTAATTTGCTTTAAGTAATTCAATCATTTTTTCATCTCTATCAACCCTATCTATATACAAAGGCGATTTATCATAATCCGGATTGTACACAACATAATCGCACCAAGTTCGATTCGAAAGAAACATTCCCCATTGCATTTGGCAAAGGTATTGCTTCGGAATTTCCTTGGTAATTAATTGTCGCATAAATTCGGAATTACCTGGACACTTAACTTCAATCAATCCGTTTTCGCCTACTAATCCATCAGGGGAATATCCGGCATATTTGTAATTTGAATGCAAAATATATCCAACTTGATCTACCTTTACCATTTTAGCCATCTCGTATTCGTAAATGGCTTCCGGCTCAAGGTCCATTCCACGTTGCATCGCAAAGGTTACGATGTTTTCCTTGACTGGTTGGTTTTGAATAATTTCGTAAGCCTTCTCGTATAATAAGGTAAACGCTGCTGCTCCAAGTCCGGATTCGGATTTACCTTTAACCGATAACACATTTGATTGCGATCCACCAACGCGCCCTAATCGGATTTTGTGCCATTCTTCGCTACGTTGCTGGATGTCGGTATGAATTGTTATTTTACTCATATTTGATACGTTTTAATTCCGGTTTCGATTTCGGCATCGGTAAGGAATATGTTATTTAATATTTGATTGTATTTGGCTCTTGTTTCTTTAGATTTATCTTCATCGAATCTTCTAATATAATGCTTCGCTCCGGCTTTTTTTAATCCCATTGATTTGGCAAAAACGGAAATGGAAACGTTAAAATAATTATTCATAAAAAAACAAAACCAGCTTCGGCAACTAATTATTGAATCCGGCTTGTTATAAGCCGATTGAATGGTCAACCATTCGTTTCTGTGAATTCCGTAGGTGCGTTCAATTCCGATAACCAATATCTCCTTAAATATGCTATACATTGCATTGTATTTTTCGATATTGGTCGAATTGATAAATATATAATCTTGATTGGAATACTTGCGTAATTTTCTCCGCATCTGGTTTAATTGTAATAGATTACTTTGTCTGTCTGTCATCCCAAATTGATTTTTTAGTTTTTGATTTAATGTATCCTTCGCATTCACGAAGATGTTTATAGTTGAGTTCCGCGTAGTTATACATCTTTACCTTTTGGAGATTGTCCCACATCCAATCCTTCATCATTTTGTTATTCGGAAACGCATCAATAATTGATGTATGGAAGGGAAACCTTCTTATTGCCTTATTTTTTTCATTCCAGAACTCGCGTATATGCCAATCGATTTTGTCTTCGGATTTGATTACGTCCATTATATTTCGTTTCATCCAGATTACAAATGTATCGGAAAAATTCAAAGGCAATAAATGGCTCATTGCCGGTCCGTGCAATACCATCTTCTCATTCGATTTTAAAAGGTCATTAAACGCATTTTCATTGTGTACCTGGTATTCGTCTTCATCCACAAACCTATACCTTAATATCTTCGCAATCGATTTGGCAGCGAACGTAGTTCCGGAACGTTGCGGACCTGTTACAAGAACCTTTTGATACTTTACGCACCTTTCGATTATGTCTTGAAATTTAGTCATCTCTAAATATAAATTTAGGCTTGTAACAAAATCGACCTTTGCGAATCGTTCAATACAAAATTCGCAACCGCATCTTCTAGGTTATAAGAACCATCCGCTACGGCTTTAACTAATTTCTTGAAATCGTCATCGGATAACTTCCTTTTCGATTTAGCCTTTGGTGGAACGGTCCGAACGCGAATCGCTTCTACTAATTCTCCGAATGCTTTTACGTTTGAAATATACAATGCTATTTGTTTCCCTTTCCAGTCTTCTATATAATTGGATCCGGCTACTTTCGCAATCGCCTTCGCATTCGTTTTGTTAACGATTAATGGTTTCTGGTCCTTTAGATGCGCAACCAAACATTCTTCGTTTCTACCATCCGCGTTCATTACGGATTCGGTCTTTACCTCGGTAATTTCCACAATTAAATCTTCATTCGGTTCGAGCGCATAAGCACCAAGGTAGTTAGGATTCATTGTCTTTTTCCAATGTGTTTTCATTCTTAATAGATTTAGTTAATAATTTCGTTCGGTAGCAAATCTAAACAATTTGTTGTATATTGTGCAAATAATTAATAAAAAAATATGAATTCAAACGAATTAAGCGATATTTACCGTGAATTGCAAATGAAACCACGCGATGTGATTCAATTCCTAATCAGCACCGGAATGGATGTGCCAGCACATCTCCAAAGCGAAATGATTCGCCACAAAAACGGAAAGAAGAAGATAACGAAGCCTTGGGAAGCGTTTTACCGTTCCTTATATGTTAACCTTCAAAGCCAATTAAACAAATGAGTAGATTAATCTTATTCGACCTCGGACACGGTG